TGAATAGAAAGGAGGAGAATATGAACGAACTGATAAAGATCGAAAACGGCGAAGTCAAACTTGACAGCCGGATGATCGCAGAACACTTTGGAAAAGACCACACGCATGTGTGGATAAAAGGATGGAGGAAAGAGAAGTGAGAGATATGCACATCAAATCAATCGAGCGCAAGATCGCACGATACAAAGCCGAGAAGCGAGCAGGAATAGCAATTGCAGCAATTCTCGCAATAACTCTTGTCTGCGTAATGATGATACACCTTGATTCGACTATGAAGTCTTTTGGGACAAGCGGTCACTTGGGGGTGTGAGGGGATTTACAAACTGATTTTCTACTATTTAGGGAAGGAGTTACTTTTATGAATACTTATATATTTACAACAAATACAGGCGAACTAATTGAAATTCAAGCTGATAATTTAGATAAAGCTAAGATAAAGTTGGTTTCAGTATTAATGGAATGGGGATATATCGAACCCGATGTAAAAACTAAATGATTACTAGGAGGCCAACCCATGACACAGAAAGAAGCCGAATTCTGGCAGAACGTGAACGACTCATACATACACCAACACTTTATCGGGACGTTAAAACCCGATGATTCACAGATCATAGCCAAACTCCGTATGCAAGGAAAGGCATCTGTAGAGAGGGAGCGGAAAGAGGCGAGGAAAAGGAGGAAATTACATGAGCAAAATTGATGAATTCAACAGGGCCAAAGATATATACAACAGGGTTAAGCATAACCTATATAAAGCAACAAGTAGGAATGAAGACGGACAAAACGACCCAATAAATGACAAGGGATGTTTAACAATTAGGTATTCGGGCCAACACACACCGGATTGGCAAGATGCCATACTGGCACTGCACGCCTCTCACGGATATTGCGGATCGTTTAGCTGTTACAGCGATATGGACGAGCAGACGGCAAAATACATGATTAAAGCCCTGAACAATAATTTGCGACGCATAGCGGATGAAGCGATTGAACTGGCAAGGAAAGATATGGAAGCCGCGCGGAAGGCCGCAAAAGACGAGGCTGAACTTGTTCTCCGAGAAACCGATGCGCAGGAGTCGAAACCATGAAATACCCATGCCTTAACTGCACTGATCGAAAAATCGGCTGCCATACATACTGCGACAAGTACGCCGAATCCAAAGCCGAACAAGACCACATAAACCACGTTAAACGGATAGCAAAAGTAATTGACCAATACGAATATCCGAAGAAAGTTGATAACGCCATAGCGAGGGCGGAAAGGAGATAGAATGAGCGACATTAATACACTAAGCAAATCATCATTGTCAATACCAGAAGAAGTCCTATTGGAACTTGCTGATATACAGAAGCGTTTTGCAGAACTCTACAGAAAGTATTCTGGCGTGGCGGCGATTGCGGATTACGGCGTTCAACTGATGTCCGATTCCCTGATTGAGACTTTCGGTGAATACGAAGTGGCAGACAAAAGCGGCAGCTTTGAAATGCTTACGGCAAACTTTTCCGGGACAATGTTTTTCGCAGTAAGGGAGTTGCCGTCATGATCTGGTATTACTGCTCGGACTGTGACAAGGTTTTCCGAGAGGACGAAATCGGCAGCCGCCCCGAATTCTGGCGAGGCGAGGTATGGGGCGCGCCGTTTATCCAGACGGACTGGCATCCTTCCTGTGCGGAGTGCGGCGGCGATGACGTGACCGAAGTTTCCGAATGTCTCTGCGGCGAGACAGGGTTGAAACCAAAAGAACGTGTCTGCGAGAACTGCCTTGATAACATCGCTTACATAGTCGGAGAACTGCGGAAGTTATTTCCTGGCATAAAAAACATGGACAAGTCAACGGTGTTGGAAATTATTGCGAATAGTTGGTAAGGAGGAAAATGGATGTTAAAACCATACGACGAATTAAGGAAAGTTGACATATCAAGCTATATCGAGCAGAGGGACGGAATGGACTATCTGAACTGGGCGAAATGCATCGATCTCCTGCACGAACACGGAGCGGAAAAGGTGTATTTCGAGCCTTTGGTGAATGAAAAAGGATCGAGCCTGTTTATGACAGATGACGTTTTCACGGACAAGAACGGTGTCACTCATAGATGTTATGAAGTGGGTGTAAAGGTAGTTGTTGACGACAACGAATGGATTTTTAGAGGTCCACTGATGAATGGGGCAAATCCGGTCAAAGACAACTCAATCTCACAGCAAAGAATCTGGAACTGCCAGACAAGACTCTTTGTAAAGTGCATCGCCATTCATACGGGGTTGGGTTTCAATCTTTGGGTGAAAGAAGAACAGGAGGTTGAGAAAGCCGACAAGTGGGACGACATCTACAATCATTCTCTGGCAGCGATTAAGGAAAGAATCGAACGGCTCATAACGGTCAAAATGGACAACGGACTATCGGCTGATGAAATCGCAATGAAGGCCGGGCTGAAAGACGCTGACGAAATGCGTGAGTACATCAGAATGTTCAAGCGTCTTAACGACTTTGAAAAGAAGCTGAGAGAGATATGATTTCCGACAAAGATCGCTCTGGTTGGTTCGGTGCCAGCGATACCCATATGGTGATGGGAAACTGGAAAACCGAAACTTTCAAAAAGTGGTGGCTGGAGAAGCTTGGGTTACATAAGAACACCATCAACACGAAGGCCATGAAGGTCGGTACGTATTACGAGCATAGAATTCTTGACACAATTCCAGGGGTTGTAAAAGACCGTCAGATTCTAATTCCAGAACTTCGTCTCAGGGTAAGCCTCGACGGCGAAACCGATATCATCCACGAAGTAAAGACTCACAAAGAGCCGGAATTTAAGGTTTCAAAGCGGTATCGGGAGCAGGTGATAGTCCAGATGTACGCCGCACAAAAACCCGCTGAAATCGTCGCATACAGGCTCACAGAGGACGATTATTTAAACTACTTCAACGAGATCGACCCCGAACGGATAACCCATCACCCAATAGAGTACGACGAGGATTTTATCAATCGGTACTTGCCGAGGCTGAAACACCTTGCCGAGTGTTTAGAAAAAGGAGTGATGCCGAAATGAGAGCGCCTAGCATAATGCAAACCGAAAAGGTGTGCTGGCAGACAGGGCGAACCGACAACCTCCACTTGCACCATATATACGAGGGCAACGGCAGACGGAAAGTATCTGACGAAAACGGCTTTTGGGTGTGGCTTACGGGCGAATGGCACAACCAGGATTCACGGATTGACGTACACCATAACCCGAACTGCGGACTGGATTTGCAACTAAAGCAAGAGTGCCAACGTACATACGAGAACATAGGGCATAGTCGAGATGAATTTATCAAACTGATCGGGAGGTCGTATCTCTGATGGAATGGACATTTTCAGAAAAACCCAACCACACATTTTTCAACGATGTTCTGTATATCTGGATTCCCGTTCCTAAGTCCATGCTGAAAGAGATTCAGAAATTCATTGCGGAAATGGATAAGCCTCACACGGTGACGATTAAACCGCAGACCAGAAAGCGGAGTCTCGACGCAAACTCGTATATGTGGGTTCTGTGCGACAAGATATCCAAAGCCTTACACGACGGCAAAACCACTAAAGAGGACGTTTACCGTCACGCCATACGAGAGGTTGGGGAGTGGGAGGACAAACCTATTCCGGCAGAAGATGTTGAAAAGCACATCAAAATATGGGGCATGATCGGCGAAGGGTGGTTTTCGGAGGAACGGCGAGACAGCAAACTACCGGGGCATAAGGTAGTCCGGGATTACTACGGCAGCCATATCTACGACACGGTGAGCATGAGCCGGCTGATTGACTACATAGTCGAAGAAGCCAAAGAATTAGGTATACCCACGGAAACGCCGGATGAGATCGCAAGATTAAAGGCGGCGTGGGGTGAAAAGAAATAATCTAAGCTAAGTTTTTAAATATTGAAGGGAGAAAATCAATGAATGCAATAGAGGTCAAAACCACGCTTAACGGCACTTACATCGACATTGACACACATAACCTGGTATGCGCCCAACTACGGGCAGCGGTAGAAGATATGGCATATTTGGCGGGGCAGGTAACGACAGACGAAAAATGTAACGTATGCCGATACAATCCCAACGATATGGGCTGTGAGTTGGATGGTTCGCAATTCGATGATGATGGAGAATGTCACTTTGAGTGGCGAGGATTGGAAAAACAATTCTAACTAACACACAATACATGATTAAAGAGAGGGGCGGTGATGGGTGGGCTACGATTTTTTAAAGATGCCGGAGGGAATGTAAATGGAAGTTGAGAATTTGAAAGGAGAGCAGATATGAGACTAATTGACGCTGATACACTAAGGGAAAGCGTGGTAAAAGCCACAGGGTGTAACGATATCGCATTTGATAATTGTTTCCCGTATTGGCAATTTTCAAAGTGCATCAAAGAAGCGCCAACAATAGATGCGCATAACGAAATTGAAGCGGTGCGGTGCGGAGTGTGTAAATATTCCGAATACAGTAGCACAGTAACGTGCGCCTATAGGTGCAAAAATACTCTGTCGCCGTGTAGAGGTCGTGTGACTTTTGCCGACTTTGGATGTGCCTATGGAGAACGGAGGGAGTAATGGTCAACAGTAAAGCGAAAGGCGCTAAAGGCGAAAGGGAACTGTCAAACAAACTCAAAGAGCACGGATTTGACACGAGGCGCGGGCAACAATTCTGCGGGGCAAACGGCGACGCTGACGTTGTGGGACTTCCGGGCGTACATATCGAAGTGAAGCGCACAGAGAAATTAAGCCTCTACGAAGCAATGGCACAGGCGATATCGGACGCAAAAGAAGGAACTATGCCAGCCGTATTCCATCGCCGTAATAACTGCGAATGGCTTGTAGTGATGCGGTTGAGTGATTGGATTGAGTTGTATAAGGAGGGGATGAAGTGAAGCAATATTGCCGATACTGCGCTAATGCTAACTGGTATGACGATTCGGTTTATTGTCACATAAAAAACACGCTGATAAGCAAATCAAGTTCATGCCACGTCAACCATTGCAAAGATTTCGACCTCAACGAACTGGACGTATTCGATATTGAGAAAAAGTACAAACCACGAATCGAAAAGGCTAACGACGGTCAACAGATAAATTTAATGGAGGTAACAGAATGATAAAAACAACAGTAACAGGCAAAGCCAGAATATACCGCAAGGACTTTGACGGCAAGCCGAGATACACAACGCAATTAAGCAAGAAAGATAAAGACGGA